GGCTGTTGCTCCGCACTCACACTTAAAACCTGTTGTCTCATAATCAACAAGTCTCTCAGTTTTATGCCCGTTTTCACAGGCAAAATCAAATAGTCTTTTCATTCAATTCCTCGTATGCTCTTTCGCTGACCTCTTTCAAGGTTCTCAGCCAAGTGAGTATTGACAATTCACCCTTTTTGAAATGCAAGGATGTTTCGTCAGGGATTGTAGTGATATTGTTCAATGAATTTATCATTGTGTCAATATCTTCCATTAAGTCCTTCCACCCCTCTGTTGCCATAGTGTCAAAGCGACTTTCATAGTATTTTTGCAGTTCTGGGGTCATTGTTTAATCCGCTGGTTGTGGCGTATTGCCTTCAGCAACCCATGCCAAATAGGCTTGGTAGTCTATGTTGTCTGGGGCAAATGGTATGCAAGCCTTATCCGATATACGAATTACGCTTGTTTGCTTATTTGCAATAGGGTCTATTGATGTTAATTTATACATTTATAACTCCGCACTTGCTTGAATAAAATTACTCGTTGCGTTATCTGCAAGAACTAATGTTCCATCACCTCCAACTAATCCACCACCAGAGGCAGTAAATTCAATCATTGAAGACAGAAGTCCAGCCTGAGTACTACTTAATGAAGTAACTGTTACACCACTTGCAACTGCGTTCAAAAGAAGCAATGTTCCAGAATAACTATATGTTGGTGCTGTACGCATTTGAACAGGGTTTTGTATATTAATCCTTGCTTTAGTTGTAGCATTACAGAATCCTGCGCCTAAAGAATTAACCCCAAATTCGCCTGTTTGTTTCCAGTAATACCTTTGGCATAATGCCAATTCAGTACCATAAGGGCGATAGTCAAACGATGTTGCTGTTGAGCCTTTTTCTAGTTGAACACCTGTAATCTTCCAAGTAGCTCCGTTTGTTGCAAGCAAGTTAACTGATCCTGTTGGCATATTTATACCGCCATACAAACCAGTACTCCAAGTATTTGCACAATTTGAAACTAATTGAGACCCTGCTAATAACCAAAAGTTAAAAGCTACACCATTACTGTTTGTACCTTCGTTCCAGCCAGACCCGATTGTTGGTCCTGGAATAACAATTGTTTTATATTCCCATGTATTAGCAGAATTAATTGTGTAAATTCCTCCATATTGAGGATCGCCTCCGCTCATAGCAGGAGAGACTGCAAATTGGCCAGTCAACGAACTTTGCACCCAGAATGAAAGAGTTACGGGCTGCGCATTTGCAGTACCCCAAGCAAGGTCTGAAGTGTTAAAACCTTCTATTGGTTGGATAAACCTACCATTAAGAGTTCCTGATCCTGGAGTATTGGCTGCAGTTGAGGTTATTCCAAGATAGTTTGTAAATCCAGGAGGAGGAGTAATTGAGCCTTGGTTTTGTTGGACTGTAAAGGATAAACCAGCTCCACCACCAGTCGTATACCATCTATCTATATTATATAAATTTTGAGCCGTGGGCGTTTGTGATGCACCCCTAAGTCTTTGGTCTATTTGCATTGCACCATTAATGATGCGGTTTTTAAAGCCAACTGTATCGCTAGATGCCGTTGCCCATGTAGGTGCGCTTGATCCATTTGAGGTTAATACTTGTCCAGTAGTTCCTGCCGAACTATAAGCATGAGCAGTTCCTGTTCCATAACCAACTCCACCTGATGTAGGCGTTGCGGTTGAATTAGTACCGCCATTAGCAATTGGTAATGCTGTTCCAGAATAACTTATTGCTAATGTTCCGCTTGTAGTAACTGGAGAACCAGTAATGGATAAAAATGATGGTACTGTTGCGGCAACAGAAGTAACAGTTCCAGAGCCAGCACTTACTGTTCCCCAAGATGTATTTGTTCCATCTGTGGTTAGATATTTGCCTGAATTACTTGTCTGACTAGGGGCTAAAGCATTAAAAGCCGTGTTAGCCGTAGTCTGTCCTGTTCCACCTGACGCAATAGCCAATGTTGCTGATAAAGAAGCGGCAGAACCACTTGTGTTTTGATTCAGCGTAGGAATATCAGCGGCAACAACCGCCCTGAATGTCGGTACTCCTGCACTTCCATTGGGTGCGGCTAAAACAAAGTTAGCAGTCTTAGACGCATAAGGGTTTAGCGTATCTCCGTAGCCACTTGCCAAAGAAATAGCAGGAGTAGCACCACCACTTGATGCAACAGGAGAAGTTCCTGTTACAGAAGTAACTGTTCCTTGAAACTGGTCAGCAGAAGAAATAGTGAAATTTGGATATGTGCCAGTTATGGTTGTTGTACCGCCTTGGGTCAACGCAACTGTTTGATCAGGCGCAGTATTAGTGATATTAAGAGTACCAGAGGTAGTGATTGGACTACCAGTAATGCTGATACCTGTTCCAGCGGTTGCCGCAACGCTTGTGACTGTTCCACTACCACCGCCTGCTACTGTAACTGTTACATCATCCCCTGATGTAGTTGCCGTAATGCCCGTACCAACAAAATTTATGCTCTTAACACCACTAGTAAGCGTAGTTCCTTCTTCCTTTACAGCAATAGCACCATTGGTGGACATTGTGCTAATGACTTGAATTTTTTCAGCAATGTCTTGGGAGACAACCTCACCAACATTGATTTCAATACCACTAGACAAGCCAATAACAAGGCTACCATCAAAATCAATACGAGCAGAGGTGACGCTAATACCATCAATCCCGTCCACTCCATCACGCCCGTTGATACCATCTTGGCCTTTAACTCCTTGAACGCCTTGCTTTCCGTTAAGTCCATCTTTGCCATTGCGTCCATCCTTGCCGTTTATGCCATCTCGTCCATCTTTGATGGTGGCAACTCGTTTTTCAATGGTATTACCCACTTCATCAAAGCGAGAACGGATGTCAGACTCAATCTTTTTCAGAGCATCAACTACTAAGCCTACATTTTCGCCAATGCGTTGCTTTTGAACCTCTTTTGATTTGGCAATAGAAACTTGAATAGCATCGAGAACCGCCTTTTTCTCAGCGTCAGTCATGTTTTCTAAGTTTGGGATGATGTCACTCATTTGAGATTCCCTGCCAATTGCTCTAAAAAGTCATTTTCTACTTTGGCAATGTTTTCTTGCTTGTTTGCCATTTGTAGTTCAACAATTTTAGACTTATTCTTGATGTCAGCCTCTTTGAGCATCAACTCAGCAATCTTTACCCTCTTATCGAACTCACGGCTTGCCGCTTCGTCTTGATTAGGTAGATTCTTAGTCAAAGATGCACTCATCTTGGCTTGCACTTCTTGTGGCATCAACTGAGCCTCGACAGACAACTTGGTTGCCTCTGCCCGATTCTGTTCTGCCTGAGTAGTTTGCACAGCAATATTAGCCTGTGCCGCTTGCAATGCCAATTGTTGTTGTACTTGTTGCAGTTGTTGTGCTTCTGGATCAGGTTGAGCCATCTTCTCCAACATAGCAATCAGTTCCATCCTGTTAGATAGACTTGAATTAGCCAAAATGCCCTTCAGAATGACAGGCAAGACAGGAGTATTCGGGCCAAGCGTCTGCAAAAGCCCAATAAACTGCTGTTGTTCGTACTCTCTAGCAATAATTCCAAGCGTTGCTGTAGGTATGAAGTTCATGTCCACAGAAGGGTAACGCTCTGGGTCGAACTGCATAAACCTAAAAGCCGCCTTCTTAATAAACGGAATCAAGAAATCTTCTTGGAAGTTCACCAAAGTGCGTTTGTACTTCTTGATGATAGAGGCAACTGCCATAGACATACCGCCTTGACCACCATCTCTAGCCACATTGCTGATCATGCCTTGGGAGTCCAATGTTCCCGTTGCTTGTAACAACATACGCTCAAAGTCTTTAGCCGTTGCCAAGTTGTTGGGGTCAGTTGCTCCGAACTTGAATGGGTAAAGAATCTCAGAAGGTGCGCCATTGGTAAGGATTGCCTTGCCAGGCTTCACCTCAAACTTCATTCCTCTTGGCAAACGGGTAGCGTCCATAGCAATCATGGGGCTAGTGGTAAGTGCCAAGGAGTCAAGGTGGCTACGAGTCTGTGCGTCAATAGCCTTTTGCATATTGAACGCTTTTTCTACTGTGCCTCTGCCCAACAAACGATTAGGAACTGTGTCATCTTGATAGGTCAAGACGGGACGATCCTTCATCATGTAGGGATTGGCTTCAGCCTTTAGCAGTTGCCCATCATTGGCAATTACAACAATGGCTTCTACCAAGTCAGAATACTCATCTGCCTCAGAGTTATCTGGAAAAAGGTCAACAATCTCTTTGTTTTCTTCAAGATTTTCTAGGTATTCCCGTGGGACAAGACCATAGTAGGTTAGGAGTAGAACCTTCTCATCCTGATACTGGCTAACCTCTTGGGTAGGCTCAAGGTCAGAATCGTCACCAGTAGTAGTGATGTTTACCTTGCGATAGATACCAGCCTCGATGCCTTGGACAACCTTGTGAATCGACACATATTTCTCTATCGCCACCCCCATACAGTCGCTCACCGAAACACCATTGGGGTCAAACAAGAAGTTCTTTGGATTTATAGGGGAAATCTTGACAGAAATTCTTTCTCTCTCCAACACTCCAATAGCCGCTTGCCCCATCTGGTTAGGGATTGGCTGAGTTGAAGGGACATACTCTGTCTCAGTCATCACCACAACTTCGCCTATGCCTGTTCCATAGATTTCAGCCATCAGTTCAATCTGATCGATTGCTTTGCGGATTTTGTCTTTCTTGAAGTCTTCTGTGAGTTGACGCTTAATCATCTCAATGTCTATGGGGTTGCCATTGACATCTTGGATATTGTCTTCAATGTCAAAGAAGTCACCCTGACCAAAGA